TTACCGTTTTTGTCTAGGTCTCCTGCTGACATAACACATAGGTCGCCCATAGTTAGTCTACTCATCACAGGACTATGACCAAATGGTGCAGGTAAGCTACTGCCCTTAAGGCTTTGCTGATCAAATGCACGATCCATAAAGTAACCAAACTTACCAGGCTCAAAGAAGTTATGAGCATAAGTCTGACCATAAGCTGTGTTAACAAACGGACTTGCCGCGTCAAAACTTAATGTAATGTTTGGATTATCGTGTACACGTAGTTCACGTTGGATAGCTGTTAGATAACAGGCCCATTGCAGTTTACCAGTACCTAGGAAGTGAATCCAGTTCTTATCTTCTAGCAATCCATCTTCACGTAGATCCAACAAGCGATTTAATACGCAACTTAGATCCTTCATGTTAATACCAGCAAAAGCATAACCTTCTAGTGCGCGGTTAGCATCGCCATACGCTTCCGCAACAAAACTCTTGTTGCTAAAATGCTTTACGCTTTCATACCACTGCTTACTAGATGATTCGTCTGTGCCAGAAATAACATTTAAAAACTTAGTTGCACCAGGTGTGCGATTACGCATAAAGTAATCTAAGTTAAGCAAACTGATATCTAGTGTATCTTGGAAACTGGTAAGCCCGGTCTTTTTGCTTAGTGGCTCTACGGCAGCAAACGCTGGAATATCTAGTGTCATACTCCAGTCCGCAGTATGCTCTAACCATTTAAGAATGTCATTGCAGATCTTAGTACGTGCAGGATCGTTTGGATCCTTTGCGTTCTTCCAATCTAGTTTAAGAACACCTGTAGCAATCTGGAAACCGCCCGAGTCACCTAAAATAGTAGTGTAGCTACGATCGCGCTTTTGTATCATAGCTTCATCGGCATCACTCTTGGCAGGATCTAAATGTGCATGTCCTGCTGAGTATAGTCCGTATGGGTAATGATAGTAGCTGTCATTTCTTTTAAGAAAATCTAGCCCACCATTACCGTATTCAAAGCCTGCAGGAATACGCCAATCGCTTGGATTATCCGCGGCCTTTTGTAATTGTTTTGTATAGAAACTACTAATTGCTGGCAAGTAGACAGCATAGTCTCGTTGACGTTTTCCAAAGTCTGTCATATTAGCTCTTTGCAGGCAATAGGTATGTGTACTCACCAAGACCGCTGTGTACCTTGATCTGTAGTAGTCCTTTGCTGTTAATGCTCATAACAACATTACTGTTATCACCCAAGCGAAGAATCTTTAATACAATGTCTAGTGGCCAACGGAACTCGCTGGTAATCTCACCTTCAACTGCTTCTGCAATAAGAATCTTTGTACGATCACTAGCACCATCGCCAATGTGGAAATACAATTTGCCGTCCTTGGTGCGTGGACTAAAGTTTGCTTCAAATGCACCAAGCACGCCATTGAAGTAGCTTAGATCCTTAAGATTCTTAGCACTGGGTACAATGTTAACATCGAACTCTGCGCCTTTGAACTTAATTTCCTTAAGCTGTTGGTTAACTACGTCTGCTAGCATGAAACGATAGTTAGCGTCTGTGCCATCGGCAGCAACAAAAGACACCTCAACCGGAACATCAACGTCATTACGATTCTGTGTAACAACAGCAACAGTAGCAGCCTCATCATCGAAACCGGGGTACTTTAGATAACCATCTAGTACGCTCATGCGGCTTAGTCCAACTGTAGCATCAACAAAGTCTGCTACAGGATTGACCGTCTTGCCTTTAAAAATTACTGTCTTATTTGCGTCAACAGTCTCGATAATTGTTTCTTCCAGTGTTCCGGAAATTTTTACCATTTCAAAGATGCCGAGACTGTGTGTATGTCTCAGAACATCTTTTAGTGTGTCTTTGATGTAGTTATTAGCCATAGAATGCTCCTGTTATAATGTTTAAGTTTATATGATATATTTAGATTTGTCAAGTCTATTTTTTTGATTTTTTTAGAATTCAAAGAACTCTTGTAATGCTTCACTGTCGTTAGCACGATCGATTTCCCATCCCATCTGACCTAGCACATTTTGTACCTTCTTATCTAACACCGCAGTCTCCATGTCGGCTTCATCAAATGGTAGATCCTTAAACCATTGTGGTAGTTTAAGCTCGTCTGTTGGGTAAGCAATACTGCTATATCCCATGGGATTACTTTTCAATCTGCAAACAATAACCTTGGCACCATCGGTGATGCTCATACTGTATTGATCACCATTGGCCTCTTTGAGCTCGTTCCAGTTGATACTGGCTCTAACGTGACCTGGGATAGTGTTACTGCTAGATTCTTCTTTGAGGTCGTGTAGCCTTTTAATTTTTAGATTGTTATCGAGATGCTTTGCTTTTTCAATCTTCTTTGTGTATGCAGTAAGATTGTTAACACGTTTGGGCATGCCCTTCTTCCAAGGTTCAATACTTTGGAATTCTTTCTTAAATGCACGAATCTTCTCAATAACTTCGTTTTCAGTTTTGCCGCTTAGTGCGTCATTGAGAACTTCTTCTAAGAAGTCCTGCACAAACTCAGGTGTGTCACTGCGCTTGATCTCCATGCCCATGATTTTGAGTTTGCCACCTTCGGGCTGATAACCTTCAATGTCCCAACAGTTAATAGCATAACGTTTCTTAGTAATAAACAGTCCTGCTCGTCCAACGACTTCTCGTCCTGCTTTTAGTACCTTACCATTCTGCAATGGAACATTAAATGCTTCCTTCAAAAAGTCAGGGAAATCATCACTGACAGTATCACTGATGTGATCATAAAGTTTTACAGCGCCTTCTAAATCTAATTCGCTGCCTTCGGGTAATGCAGGCACGGCAGTAAAGTACACAGAGTCAGTGTCGCCGTAAATGATACAATCACCTACGTGATCATATTTGCCTGTAAGCAGTTCATTAGTCTTAGCAGCCATGAAACGTGTAATGCTTCGGCCTGTTAGTGTTGTACTCTGTCCAATACGCTTATCGAAGAAGCGACAACCAGGATTAAGAATAGCACCATACAAGCTGTTCAAGTTAATCTTCTTAACTAACTGACGCTTATCCCAAAATGCTTTTTCTTCTGGTGTAGTGGCGTCTTTCTTTTTGGCCTGTAGTTCTTTACGCTCGCTGTACCAACGCTCTAACAAACCTGGCACAATGCCTTGGAAGTCTGTTTTAAAGATAGTACCATTAGCACTGATGTTCCAGGGTTGCCCACTATGGAAGATCAAATTGTAAATGTCGGCACCAGTACAGTCGATGGTTTTACCATCTTCCATATCTAGATGCAATACTGTGTTAGTATCTTTGCGCATGATAAGTTCATACTCGGTACACGCAAACTTACCTAGCCAAGCGTCAGCAAAGCTAACTGCTTTTTGTGGTAGCCCATCCTCATCACACCAGCGCCCTGTGGTCTTGTCGCGAATTTCTTTTTCTGTGTACTCTAATCGTACTTGACCAACAATGGTTTCAGCCGCCATGTTTAACGCACGGAACACACTAGGATACAGACTGTTAATGTCCATGCTACCTACCCATTCGTGATAGCCCTTTTTAGGGAAAGCCACATAAGCACCAGCCGCTTGTGTGTCAGAATTTTCTTCACGCTTGCGATCGGGTACTACGAATCCTCTACGATGTGCTTCGTTAATAATAGCCTGTTCAGTGGTAGCAACAGCACCCATTGTTGTGGGCAACAGCACTGTATTATCGTGTGCAATAGTATTAGCAAGATCAATGAACTGTAGCTTCTTGTCCATCTTGCCTAGTAGCATAGTATCTTGAATGTTATACTCTAAGAACTTTTCAAAGTCGTGATTGTATAAGCGATCCAAGCTGCCTTCATACGGAACCTTGCGTTCGCCTAGTTCCATTTCTGCAATGTAGTCTAGTCGATAGCTGTGACGTTCTTCGTAGTTGTACTTGCGGTACAATTGCATGTAGTCTAAGTGTACACGACCAATCAAGTCGTATGTAACACGCTCACTACCAAATGCTTCGTACGTGCGCTCTTTAGGATATTGGTCCCAAAGGCATAGTCTACGAGTTTCATTTTTGCTAAGTGCTTTAATGATGCGGTGAACAATGTACGGGATATCGTAGCCCTCACTGTTCCAACCGCTAAGGATATCTGCATCTTCGATCAGTGTGAGAAATACCTCTAGCATTTCTTTTTCTGTTTTAAACAGTAACACACCTGGAAGGTTGCTGGCGATACTTTGTGCTTGTTCCCAACTTAGTGTCTTTGGCGGCACTGCAAGACACACCATTGTGTCTAACCAATCTAAATAGACACCAACCGCCGTCACTGGCATAAAAGCTTCTTCTGGACTTGCGTAACCACGCTGTGGATCGAAGTCCACCTCAATATCGAAGAATGCAGTTTGCAGTTTTGGGGTTTCGGCACTGTTATAGTGCTTGGCAATAGTTTTGTTAATTGGCTTAATATCGCTCTCAAAGGTTTTGTTTGACCTATTAATAGCAACATTCTTACGGAAGTCTTTGACTCCGCGGCAGCGTATTTCTGCTACCGGATCGCCATAGATACTACGGTGACTACCGCGAGGATCTGCAACATAAAAATTGTATTCTGGTTTGTGTTCTACTAGAACTCTTTGACCGTTTACTCGTTCAACGACGTAAACAATATCCTTGTCTTTGTGGTGAAAGGCATCCACATAACTCATTTAAATTTTCTCCAAGCATCATTTGCGGCTGACGCACTACCAATGTATTATATATTAAAATAGGGAGGTAGTCAAGTACCTCCCTGTGATTATTAAAGCGTTTTGCCAACAGCTTCAAGGATAGTCTCGAGCTCGTCAAACTTATCGCGCTCTTCACCAAACTTGGCCTTGTGTGCTACCTTAATGGCTTTGTTAAGTGTAGCGGCTTTAACGTCCATCTCTTCAGCGATAGCCTTTACTGTTTCGCTGAGACCTTCTTTTAAGGTTTCAATCTCATACTGAACTTGACAGCCTTCGTCGATTAATCTTTTAAGGCGTGCTTTTTCTTCAGCATTAAAAATTCTATTATAAGCCATTTTTACCTCGTTGTGTTTGTGTTAATATATATGTTTAGTGGGATTTGGGGACTAGGATTCTCGGCAACTTCCACATAGTAGGAAGTTTTGAAACCGGGCATTTGGTCAAAGCTAATCTGATCGAGAATGTAACGATCTCGTATTTGGTTGCCAAGTTCATCGTAGGCAACGAATTGGTTGCCAATGAAATGAACTTCAACTCGCATTTAGTAAATTTCTCGCCACTGGAAGTCAACCCATATATTAGTTGTCCCGCCAATTGCCTTGCCACATACTACATAGATCTCGCTGTCGGTTGAATCTAAATTTTGGGCAATAAAGTTCTTTTTAGCATTACTAGGTTGATTCACTGGCGCAGTACCTGTGCCTTTGGCTGACCCGCCAGGACTAGTAGTACCAACTAAACCACCATCTATTCTATCGCCGCCTGTAAATGCTGTGGCATTTAAAGAATATTCAACAGCAGAATCAGCATCTGCTGAAGTCCAGGTTGCGTTGGATAATGTGATATTAGCAAGCGCATCTAGTTTAATCAGCGCCCAATAAGCTGGATAATCTTCGCCGTAGATGTTAATGTTACCTGCACGGGCCACAACTCTATTAGGATAACCTCTAAATGAGTTTTTCAATCTAATGGCTAAAACGGGATACAT